CGAGACCATGATGGAAGCGTCGAGGCTGGCTTTGAACGCTGAGCTGCCGCGCGCGCGCCCCTTCGCCCCTTCGCCGTTTCCGACGTGGTGGTTGAGCACGGCTGCCGAGCGAAGCGCCGAGGCCACCACGTTGGCCGCGTTGAAGAAGGTGCGAACCTCACGCGCTGCGTTCTCGTCGCCGCTCATGTGGTTGTTCACGGTGTCGACGACGACGACAACCGAATCGGCGTCGGTCAGCTCGCGCACCGCCGCGATGATCTGCGCCGCAGCGGAGGCCGAGTCGAGGTCGATGCCTTTGTTCGAGATGAGCAGGTTATCGAGTTGCTCGACGCCGTGATGACGGCACCACGCGGCGACGCGCTGCCGGATGCCGTAGTTGCCTTCGCCCGCGAGGTAGACGACGACGCCGGGCTTGGTTCGCTGGCCCATCCACTCGCGCCCGGCGGCGATGCTGCACGCGATGTCGAGCGTGACGAAGGTTTTCCCCGCGCCGGATTCGCCGAAGACCATCGTCGTTCCGGATGCGGGAATCCACTTCTTGACGGCCCACTCCAGCGGCGCAGGCTGCGAAAGGAAGCTCGTCGCGCGGCTGAAGAAATACTCGCTCGGAGCCTTCGCCTCGACGAGCGCAAGGATGTCGCGGGCGATGTCGTCGCCGAGCGCAGCGTTCGCGGCCACGTCGTGCTCGACCTCGTAGCGCGACGCCGAGTGCACGAGCTGGCGCAGCTCCGAGGCCGGAAGCGGAACGTCGCAGCGCGTCTCGTTCGTCACGCTAAGCGCGGCGAGAATCTCAGGCTCGCCCATGCCGTAACGGCGCATGACGCCCGCGAGGGAGTGCAGACCGTTGTTCCGGTTGCCCGTGATGAGCGACCCGTCACCGGTGAGCGCGACCGGCTGACGCCGCTTCGCTTCGATGCCTTCGAGCCAGCGCGCGGGGATGCCCATCGGGGCCACGCCTTCGAACGGGTCGGAGCTGAGTTCCCATCGATACTCGCGCCCCTCGATGCGGCTCGGGAAGGCGACGAAGTAACGACCATCGGAAAGAAGGTCGATGCCGTCGCGCAGCTTGCAGCTCTTCACGCCCTCGACGTACGCGGCGAGGTAGTGCTGACCGCCGCCTGCGGTGAGCTGCACCGCGCCGTCAGGCTGCGCGCCTCGCTCGTCTGTCCACGAGCTCCACGAGTCATCGCCACCGTTGCGCGGGTCGATGTCGAAGACGACGAGCCCCGAGGCCGCGCCGCAGGCGATGCCCACGTTCCGGTCGTCGTGGCCCTCGAACCATCGGCGAATCGTCGCCTCGTCCGTCGTCGCGTCGTTCACGCCGTGCTGCGTCGCGGGCAGCTTGCCGTTCGGCACGATGGGAAGGACTGGCCAGCCCCAGCTTGAGTAGGCGAGCGCGGCATCGAGTGGGGTCACTTGCGCGCCTCCAGGTACGCCGAGAGCGCCACCAGCGTCGCGTGCTTCGGGTTCGCGTTCACCCCGTTTCGGATGCGCGCGATCGAGTTGACGTGCAGACCCGTCGCCTCGGCCACGATGTCGAGCCGCCGGTCGGCGAGCCGTTCCTTGATTTCTTCGAGCGTCAACATGGTTCAAGCCTCCTGCGGCGCATCCTACCACTGTTCGTAGTCTACAGCGCAAGAAATAAAAAACGCACGCCGATGTCGATTTACTTCGACAGTCGGAGAGAACTCGCGTAGGGTCTCTTCATCGCCCAAACGGAATGACCCGACCGAGGCGATGAGGAACGAACCATGACGCAGCATCATTTCTCCGCCCGTGACTTCTCTTGCAAGGTTCGCAACGCGCTCACGAAGCGCGGGCTCACGATTACGACGGCAACGTGGCTCCCCGGACCGAACTGCGACTTCACGAACGGCGAGATGGGATACCTGCTCTCCGACGGTCGCCTCCTGCGCTGGGCCGATGTGAACAAGGCCGCGACCGTCTAAAGCGCACCCAAGCCCCGCCCCATGAGGGCACGCGACGCTCGATGCGTCGGCGGGGCTCCCCGTCAACCGGATTCCCCGACCGACGGAGAAAGCAGAAAAGGCCAAATGGCAATCAGCATCAAACGCACCCGCGAAGCGCACGCGAACGGGGTCAAGCTCCTCGTCTTCGGCGCGGCTGGCGCAGGCAAGACGAGCCTGATCCGCACGCTTCCAAACCCCATCATCATCAGCGCGGAGGCGGGCCTCCTGAGCCTCGTCGGCGAAGACCTGCCGTACGTCGAGGTGTCGAGCATGGCGACGCTGCGCGAGGCGTACGAGTGGCTCGCGGGTTCCGACGAGGCGCGCGGCTTCGAGTCGGTCGCCGTCGACTCCATCAGCGAGATCGCGGAGGTCGTTCTCAATTACGAGAAGAAGATCGCCAAAGACCCAAGGCAGGCCTACGGCGCGATGCAGGAGCAGATGACGGACCTGATCCGCGCCTTCCGCGACCTGCCCGGCCGTCACGTCTACATGAGCGCGAAGCTCGAAAAGAGCACCGACGAGATGGGCAAGGTCTTCTACGCGCCGAGCATGCCCGGCAACAAGACGGGTCAGCAATTGCCGTATTTCTTCGACGAGGTGCTCGCGCTCCGCGTGGAGAAGGACGCCGACGGCGTGCCGCAGCGCGCGCTCATGGCGCACCCGGACGGGCTTTGGACGGCGAAGGACCGCTCTGGCCGTCTCGACGCCTGGGAGCCCGCCGACCTCGGCTCCGTTATCCGCAAGATCGGCGGTGCGCAGTGAGCCGCGAACTCGACGACCTCGCGCACCAATGGTGCATCGCCAAGGCCGAAGAGGCGAACGCGGTGGCGCATCGCCGTACCATCGAAGACCGACTCGTCGAGCTCCTCGCCCTCGACGAAGGGAAGGAAGGCACGACCAACGCGAAGACCGAGCAGGGCTTCAGCATCAAAATTGTCGGTCGAATGAACCGCAAGGTCGACGCCGACAAGCTGCAAGAGCTTGCCGCCGAGCACGGCCTATCCGAGCACCTTGGCAGCCTCTTCCGCTGGAGCGCAGACATCAACGCGGCTGCGTGGAAGAGCGCAGCGCCGACCATCACCGCGCCGCTTCTCGGCGCAATCACGACGACGCCCGGACGGCCGAGCTTTTCCATTACCGCACCTCTCAAGAAAGACTGAACACCATGGCATCCTTTGATTTCGACGCATCCTCCGTCCCCACCACCGAGAAGTCCTTCGAGGTCCTCGCCCCCGGCTGGTACACCGCCAGCGTTACCGGCGCAGAGGTGAAGGCCACAAAGTCGGGGACCGGTCAGTACCTCCGCGTCGAGTACACGATCAGCGGGCCGTCCGGCGCAGGCCGCAAGGTCTGGAGCAACTACAACGTGCGCAACGAGAACCCGAAGGCTGAATCCATCGGGCGCGAGCAGCTCGCGGAACTCTGCCGCTGCGTTGGCCTCGCCCGCGTCAACGACACCGACCAGCTCCTCGGCTGCAACGTGAGCGTGAAGCTGAAGGTGCGCGAGGCGAGCAACGGCTACGAAGCGCAGAACGAGGTGCAGGCGCACAAGAGCCTCGAGGGCTCGGCGACGCCGGCACCCGCGAAGGGCGCACCGGCGAAGGCCGGGCCGAAGCCGCCCTGGGCGAAGTGACGCCCGCCGCGAAGTAGCGCACGCGAAGAGGTGAGGTCCGCCGCCGGAAGGCGTTCGACGGCGGTCCTCGCTGTTTCCCATAGCACGAGAAGGCAGATGAGAATTCCAGAAGGTCAGAACACCATCACCGCGCTCATCGACGCGGCGCACGAAGCGAAGCGCGCGTCGCACAAGGAGTGCTTTCGCCAGCACATGGGCGCGTCGACGCTCGGCGAGAAGTGCGAGCGTAAGCTCTGGCTCAGCTTCAGGTGGGCCGTGCGCGAGCAGTTTCCCGGTCGCATCCTGCGCGTGTTCCGCCGCGGGCACCGCGAGGAGGAGACGGTCGTCGACGACCTGCGCGCGATCGGGATGAAGGTTCGCGCGACCGGCGCCGATCAAACGCGCGTCGAGTTCGGCTCGCACGTCAGCGGGTCCATCGACGGCATCATCACCGCAGGCGTGCCCGAGGCCCCGAAGGCTGCGCACGTGCTCGAGATCAAGACGCACAGCAAGAAGTCATGGGAGGCGGTCGAGAAAGAAGGCGTCGAGAAGTCGCAGCCGAAGCACTTCACGCAGATGCAAGTGTACATGCGCGGCACCGGCGTTGACCGCGCCCTGTACGTCGCAGTCTGCAAGGACGATGACCGCCTGTACACCGAACGCGTGAAGCTCGACCGCGAGCACGCAGAGCGCGCCATTGAACGCGGTCAGCGCATCGCAACGTCAGACGAAATGCCGCCGCCGATCTCGACTGATCCGACTTGGTACGAGTGCAAGTGGTGCTCGGCGCACGACCTTTGCCACGGCTCTCGCCTGGTGAAAGAGATCAACTGCCGGACGTGCGCGCACTCGACGGCAACGGAGGAAAGCGTTTGGACGTGCGCGCGGCACGGCGAGAACGTGATGCCCACCGACTGGCAACGCGAGGCGCACGAGTGCCACGCGCTGCACTTCGACATGGTGCCCTTCGAGTTCGTCGGCGTGCGGGACTGGGCGATCGTCTTCCGCATCGACGGCGCAGAAGTCGTCAACGGCCCCGGCGGCTTCTCGTCTGCCGAGATCGTCGCGAATCCGAAGGCGTGCGTCGACCCCGACGTGGTGCGGTTGCGCACGAAGTTCGGCGGGAGGATTCTCGCGTGAGCGGCCCCGTTCAATTGCGCGACTACCAACAACGCGCCATCGATCAGCTCTACGCCTGGTTCGAATCGCACCCGAGCGGGCACCCGTGCCTCGTGCTCCCTACGGGCGCGGGCAAGTCGCACATCGTTGCCGCGCTCTGCCGCGACGCGCTCACGAGCTGGCCGGAAACGCGCGTGCTGATGCTCACGCACGTGAAGGAACTCATCGAGCAGAACGCAGAGAAGATGCGC